CGTCACTTATTGAAGTTGTAGATTTGTTTGGCAGGATAGTGTTGCTGCTTGCACCTGTAGCAGCATCCATCTGCTTGAGGAGTTCTTCATCTGACAGCATTTATAGTACACCTGTTCCCGTCCATATAATCATTTTAGTTACATTGTCTTCTTTGTAGCTGATGACTGTGCCTGCTGGGTACTCATTATTCTTTATTTTTTGCATAGCTTCTTGTTTAGAAGCTGCTTCAGCAAACTTAGCAGTAGCATCTTGGTTTTGAGACTTTGATAACTCAGTATTTTTATATTGCTCTGCTTCTCTGGCAATACGCCCTCTCCTATCCGCTAACATACTCTTAACTTGAGGGTCAATAAGAGGATTACCATCACTATCTTCTGTGGTAAAACGATTTTCAATTTCTGTATAGGCATCCGCTTTGCCTTGCATCCTTTGTGCTTGTGTGCCTTCCATAGCAGATGATATGCCAGATTCTAAATCAACTTCAAAGTAGGGTTTAGTATATCTGTCCTCTGTAGTTTTAAATACGCTATCTATGCTTGGTTTTGAAAAAGGACTCTTAACTGCTGACCCGGTTGCATCTGCCTGTGCTTTTTCTAGCTTAGTATACAAAGCAAACATAGAGTCTATTTCTTTTTTATACTTCGCTTTATCATCTGGATTATCAGCCATATCCATTTTTTGTGTTAAGTCAGTTAGTGCAGCAGTCGGGCTACCATATCTATCTTCCATTTCTTTTTCAAACTTTATGGCTTTAACCATCATACCGTAGTTAGGCTGTCCTAAATCTGGACGGTCAGCAAAAAGCTGTTCTGTTTCTTCTCTAAATCGCTCTGGTATATCTACTAAATCTCCAACCAACTCTTGCTCTGTCTTACCTTCCTTACCAAATAGTTTCTGAAAGCCAGTAGGTTGATATGATACCTGAGTGTCTTCAACATATTTAGGACCATACTTACGCAGCATATCTGAAAACTGTACAGGATTAGACGTAGCAAAATTATCCACTTCTGCAAAATCATATACTTTTTTTATGTCAAATTTATCGCCTAAAATTTCTTTATTTTCTCTTAGCGTATCTCGTATCCTTAAGATACCCTTTTTAGTGCCGCCAACATTGTCGGCTATAGCTTCAGCACGAGCATTGCTGCCAGCAATAGCAGCTATTTCTTTTAAAGCATCTTTTATTTCATCTTCATCTTTAGTCAGTCTACCTGCTCTAGCCTCACGCACACGCAAAGCAAAGTCTTCTGCACGTGACATCTTATCGAAGTTACGTTGCATATCAAGCTGTATCATCTTATCAAATGAACTAGCTAACCCCGTTATGAAACCTGTACCAAATGCCATTACTGTCTCCGTGCCATTAAGCCTTTAGGCTCTTCCTTTTCTTCTACTACAGAAGGTGCCTCTTCTTCTGTATCTTCCATCTCAGCTTCAAGCTGTTTCATAATCTTTGCCATTTTAGTCTTGCTAATTACGCCCTCTTGGGGGTCATCAAGACCTGTTACGTAATCTACGCCAGCACTCTCAGCAATAAACATAATCATTTCCATAATAACGGGTGACACAAGAACACCCACGTCTACGCTGTGGATACCTTCCATTACGCTTGATGTCTGTATAATGTTTGCAATGTCAGACACAGGTATGCCCATCTCAACTATATCAATAAGCTGGTCCATAAACTGGTCAGATGTCATTCTATCCATATAGTACTGGATAGCTTCATCTACAGTTGGATACTGTGCTGGTGATTGCCAAGGACGTGCGCCTAGTTCAGCAGTCAGTGACATACCGGGAATGGGAGCATCAAATTGTTTTGCTGGGTCAAGAGCCATTATTAGTTATCCTACGGTTACGAATAGCCTGTAAATGTTTTTTAACACGGGTCAACGGATTAGATAAATCTTCATCACCTTTTGTTGTTGTTGAAGTTTTTGGGGCAAGCAAACCTGATGCCTGCTTTTTAGGTTCAGCAGGTTTTTCATCTAGCTTCATGTTTTGATATGAAAATATAACTGGATTATACCGTCTGGACATTGTGTATCTTTCTTTTACGTTCTACAACCAAGTCCATTAGCTGTCTAGTACACCATTTAAGTAATGGTTTATTGCTTATAAACTTAGCATATTTTTCACCATGTGTCAAGTATAGTTGTTCAAACCATTTAGGTGCATCATATTTTAACCATGTGCGGAATACAAACCAACGCATGTCATTATTGCCATATACTTCACGTGCAACCCAACACATAATCCACGCAGCACCTAGTGTACCAATAAGACTACCAATAGCGTTACCAGCAGCCGTATCTGCTTGTTCTCCTGCTACCTTACTACGTGTCTTTGCATCTAGTTCAGCAATAGCCAACGCATTGTTTCTGTCAATTTGATTCTCTGCAGAGGTCCATGCCCACTCCATTGTGTCGGCATAATAGTTCCAGAGATTATCATATGCAGTCTTACTAATGTCCAAGATAGCGTTAGCATTAAGTTCGTTAGCACGGTTGATGGCTGCAGTATCTGCAGTAGCAATCTGCCTACGCCACTGCGCATTTGCCTGTGCAATTACAAGCTGGTTAGAAGCGTTAAACTGGTCACGCTGGTTGTTCAACTCAGCATTGAAACGTGCTATTGTATTAGTCTGACCTGCGTTAAATTGTGCCTGTGCATTTTGCTGTGTAGCATTGAACTGTGACACTTGGCTAGACAAGTTAGCAAAGAACTGGTCAACTTGATTTTGGCTGGATGCATTAAACTGTGCGGCTGCATTAGTTGCAGCTTGGTCAGTAAACAATGCCTGTACACGCTGCTGTGCTTTAAACAAATCTGTTTGCTGGCGATTGGACAAATTAGCCATATCAACCTGCAAGAAGTTCTGTGCGTTTTGTACTGCTGCTTGCTGGCGATTGTTTAAGTTAGCTGTATCAAGCTGTGCAAGTGCAGAGGCTTCAGCCATTACAAGAGCCTGTGAATTAGACAAATTCTGCAGGTTCATTGTATTAGCAGCACGGGAGTTCTCTAGCTGCACCTGCTGCTCTGCTGTAAAGTTTTGGTTGGCAATGTCGCTAATCTTACTAGCGTTCATTACCTTTGCTTGGAAGGCTTGGTCAAACTCTTGACCCAAGAATCTAGCACGTTGCTCTGCAGCCAGCATTGCTGATTGCTGTCTGTTTGATAAGTTCTGTGATTCAAACCTAGCAATAGTAGCCGCATCTGCCTGTGCAATAGGTAGTGCAGACTCCATAGCAGCCTGTACAACGGCCTGTCCAGCAAGAGATGATGAACCCAAGCCCCGTGCTGCCATCGCCGCTGTAGCGGCTCTCATGGCCCCTGCAGCCCATGCTGGTGGATTAGCACCATCAAAGTCTTGCATTAAGTTGCTAAGTTGTCCTTGCACCATTGCTTGCTGGCTAGGATTAGCAGCAGCGGCAGCAGCCTGCGTTTGCGCTGTTAATGCAGCAGCTTTAGCGGCATCAACACCTGTGCCACTAATTAGTTCGCCATTTTGTAGTTCTCTTTGTACGGGATTGTCAATAAGAATAGCATTACCCTGCGCTGCCTGTAGATTGCCTACAGAAGACTGCGTTTGCTGGGCTGCTTGAACTTCTAATCTGGGGTCATTTGGGTCGCTCTGTGCAGCGTTTGTTGCGTTAAGCGCAGCATTAACTTCGTCAGATGAAGTTTTAGCTGTCACTAAGTTAGCATCTGTTTGCGTAGGCATACCAGCCTGCGCTGTGCCTGTTATAGCTGTAGGTACACCTATTGTGCCAGTAACTGTACCTGTGTCTGCCGCAATATCTTGTGATGCATCATAGCCAATACCTGTAGCTACTGTTTCACCACCTATAGGTACACCGGGGCTATACATTTGTTGTACAGTAAAGTCTGTTACACCGGGACCGCTTACAGGATTACCTTCTTCGTCTACTTTGGGTTCAGGTACAGTCGCAATCGGGGTGCCAGTAGAACCAACAACACCAGTAGTAGCTACATTATCTGGTGGTGTAGTACCACCCTCTTGCATCTTAACTACACCACCTCTAGCCATCTGCATAGCTTTGTTGGTGTACATATTCATCTGTTGTTGTCTAGCAGGGTTAGTAGCCAAAAAGTTTTGAAAGCCATCCATGCTACCTTGATAGCCCATAGACCGTGCTATCTTTTCCATGCCACTAGGCTTAAATGCTTTGAACTGCATCATTTACTTAACGCCCTATCTAGTTTATCTTCGACACGGTGCAACGCTTCCATAACACGTGTCATGTCTTCACGTAGTTCGTTTTTGGTAGCGTAGTCTTCTCGTGTTCTATTCAATAATATATCTATGCGCTTTACTTCAGCCATCATTGACCTAAACATCCAGAACGCTGGCGCAATTACCAGTGTCAGGATAATGTTCCAGAACATCATGCTCGACAGTTCCATTTATTAACTTTCTGCATATCCATAAACCATTAACTTACCAGTTAATGTATTTGAAGTGTCTGCTGAACCACCTATGGAAGTAGCTATCGTAAGCTGAATACCTGAGTAACTAGTAGTCTCACTAGTACTGGCGGCGTAAATATATGATACTACATCATCATTATCGTTAACATTATACGCCCCTGTTCCAGAAACAGTTGCTTTTTCTGTGCTACTGAATGGGTCATAACAATTCATTACCATGTACTGTTTATGCGTATTTTCTAAAGCATTATCTTCAATTACCCAATAGTTTGCGTCATTAATAGATTTGCTTCTATCTGCGCCATCGTTATCCTCGCCAATTACTTTGGAGTCAATGGAGGCGGCAGTATCAACCGTAGTGTTGTCTGATGCTTTAATCCACCTAAAATGGTTTAAAGTGTTATTCGTTGAGTTTTTAATTTCCCAAAATAACTGGTAGTGGCTAAAGTCTGCACTAAACAAATTGGTAGCACTAAAAACTCCGTTACTACTAGTAAGCGTAACTTTTTTTATAAACCTAAGACCGCTATTAGTACCCGCACCTGTAACAGTGCCAGTAAAGGTTGGTGTTCCACTAATTGTTGTAGTGCCGCCAACGAAATCTGCCAATACTCTTGCTCTGCTCATGACCACTCCTCTGTAGGCGCATCGGGCCAAGTTGGATTATCAGGGTTTGTTTGTCTGATGGTGCGGATGCTTGCACGATAGGTTGCAAAAGCTGCAACGCAGTCTGATGTCAAGCCGCTGTCTGGTAGCTGTGTCCAATCAGTTCGCCGTAACAATTCTTCTGCTGTTGATGCAATTTCCAACTCACCCGTAGCCACTCTTACGTTTATGTTTTTGTAATTCGCCATTTTACTACCCTACTAACTCTATAGAAAAACGGGGAGCATATATTGCATATGAAGTACCGCCGGATGAAGCAACTGTTGCAAAAATATGTGTACTACTATCTATCGTTTGTATTTTTAACTGATTTCCCGCTGTTGCTGATATAAGGCCAGAAAAACTCCCTGACATATAAACAGAGCTTGCGCTAGAAGACCCTGTTATCCCCTGATAAAAAACAAATGAACCTGATGCGTTGGTTTGCAAACCGACTGATTTTTGGCCAGTGGTTCCTGTACCATCAGAAGCACTGAAAAAACCAGAAAATGAGTACCTATATATTCCTGTTACTGGCACAGTGTATATCCCAGTTGAATTGTCGTAATTCCCACCAATATCAAAATCTTCTGTGTTCATAATTATTGTGCCAGTCAGGCCAGTATTCCCTGAACCAGAGTTTATATGAGTGCCTGAAAATGCTGGCCTAGCTGGCGTCAGTATTCGACCACTGCTATCAATAGTCATAGCTGTAGTCGTGCCAGTAGCTTCTTTGATTGTACCAACGCCAAGCGCACCACCAAGATTACCACCTGCTGACTTACTTAACATATCAGCAAGCTGAAACTTCTCATATATAACAATTTCAATAACATCTGATGCAGACAGAGCAGCAAGACCCCCTACAGTGTTTGCAGATGTGGTGTTGTAGTCTGTTCCAGCTACGAGTGTTACACCATTTAGGCTTACGTCAATGTCAGCGTTAGCGGCAAAGGACAGGCCAGCTATCTGTGATGTACCGATAGATGTCTCACTACCTGTGGCTGTATAGTAGTGTCTTGCACGGACAGCCTCGCTGTTAATCTTGGCTACATTAAATATATCGTAAACAATAATCTCTACTATTTGTCCAGCAGTCAATGCTGACAGACCATTAATTGTGTTAGCTGTGCCTACACCATAGTCTGTGCCTTGTACGAGTAGAACACCATTGAGATACACATCTAAAAATTCACCATCAGTAAACTTTAGTGTTTTACTATTGTCATCTGCACCAGACAAAGATGTTTCACCGCCACTAGCAGTGAAGTGATAGCGTTGCCTAACGCCTGAACCTGTTGGTGATTTACCTATGTATGGCATGGGTTATTCCTTATGGTTTCGTAGGCCAGACTACATCGTCTAATGATGTATAGTCATCTGTTATATCACGAAGAGCCTGACGGTAGGTTGACATAGCGTCTGTCATGGTTTGGTCAGACAGGCCGTAATGATCTGTCTCAGCTAATCGCTTATCTCGTTCAGCTCTAAGTAGCCGTAAATCTTCTGCCGCTTGTAATTCAGCTTCTTTTGTTGCTACAGCAGTAGC